CGCTCTTCCGATCTCCTGGACGAGCATCTCGGCAAACATACGCTTTGACTTGGTCATGTTCTGATCAAAGTCAATATTTTCACACGTGTATTCTGACGCTGCCACGGAACGGCGAGCACTGGTCACTTCGTGACCAGTGACCTTTTAACTTCTGAAATAAAAGTTTGTACGATGAGGCGAGGAAAGAGCTGTGTGGAAATCTGGGTTTGTGATGACGTGCGTCCGTATCATATCCCATAGATTGTCACGGGCTGTGATTCCCTCGAGTGTGTCAAATTCCACCTTGTCATTTTCGTCGTAGTTTTTACGAAAATACGTTTGGCGATTCTCCATCTTGGATTTCTCCTCGTTGAATCGCCGAACGATGTACGTATGTTCATGAGCCGTCATGGGCAAATCAATTACGTAAACGTGGTAAATGCTGGTGACATCATCTTCGATGTCCGCCTCTGAATCCCCTGGACCTTTGTACTTGGTTGCAAACTGAAAATATGAGTAAGCGCCCCGCTTCAGATTAATCATACCTCGAGTCTCCTCCTCGAGTTCCCGAACGGCACATCGCAAGGGGTTGATAACCTCACGGCGTAGACACCCACCAGTGACGAACGTCCACTCTTGGTATCGTCGATCATGCACAATAAGCATGTACTGCTTATTGTTGATCGTCGTCACCGGAATCGCTATACTTTTGTGCCGCTCCCGACATGGCTGCTCTTGCGGGGAATTCATTCCCTCCTACTGAGTCGCTTGTAAAAAAATTCATCAACTTTCCCCCACCACGAGATGGTTCATATGTAATCAAAAACAAGAGTCCAACGATCAAAAGCCACTTCCAAATTTGCATCTTTTAGTGTTACCAAACTTAATTTACAGGCTGAACGAGCGGGGTGCCAGTCTCAGCCTTGGCTGAAAATGTGTGCGCAAAAGGGTTCCCATTGAGAACTTTGGATGCCAAACCCAGTCCCTGGTTGTTTGCTGTTGAGCGGAAATCCTTCTGGCCCTTGAACACGTTAAGCTTGTCATACTGGTTTGGCATGTAGCGAGACCCGCGGCTTGCGTCTGCTGGACGAACTGGGAGCGCGCCCGCCTCGAGACGCGTGTTTGTGTTGGCACCGCCGGCACCCACTGGGTCAGCACGTACGTTCATGCGTCCGCCATTGCCTGCACGATCGGGGTTGACACGGTTCTTTGACCAACGCATCGGGTCGTTGTACGCCGAACCGTACGCCTCTGCGACCATGTACTGACCAGGGCCCAATTCGAGGCCATCCGCACGAAGCCCCGTCTCCTGGCGATTCGTCGTCCGGCGTGTCTTTTGGAAATCCGGGCGAGCTTCTGGGGCTGTAATGGCACCACCCTGACCCTGGCCACGTGTCTGCATGGGCTGATAATTCGCCGTCGTCTTGGACAGCTTGGCGGGATGGGAAATGGCACCCAGTGTCGTCCCACCATTCTTGATGACGGGATTGGCTGGACCTCCCCAATTACCTGGCAGATTCGTCAGACGCTCCTCGTTCATATTGTTGGGCAGAATGCGGAAAAACTGCTGGAACCCACCGGATGCTGGTGTGTCTGGTGACAGGCCGAGACCCTTTCCGACGTATTTCTTGTCTGTGGGTGTTACGTTATTCATTTTGTTCGTGACTGGCTCGCGACTTCCATCCGTCTGATACACTGGCTGACCAAAGGGGAAACGAGTTCCGTTTGGAACAACCTCAGCAAAACTCGGTGCAATGTCCTTTGGTGGAAGCCGGAACCCACCTGAAAACCCACGCCCTGTGTTTGGCTCGGTGTTTAATGGATCGAGTCCATTGTCCACGTTCTGGGGATAATTGTACTGAATAAGGTCAAACTTTGAAACCTGGTCTGGCATCGACGGCATCACAGCCTGTTCCTCCTTGTCATCGCTGAGTTTCTTTCCGGCAAAAACCAGTCCGACAACGGCGGCAAGGCTGAAGGGGTCCATCTATTAGTTACTTGCTATTTTTTATCGGGAACGGGCTGTGGAGACTGGGCTACTGCTTGTCGGTTGGGTAACGCTTCGCGTAGGACATTGACTGGTAGACAGCATACGTGCTGGTCGGGTCCCAAGTCATAAACTTGTTCACTGGCTTGTCAATGTAAAGCTCTGGGAAGTCATACGGCTTGTCGGCGTAGTACTTGTTGTTACGGGACGTCATCTGGGAACGCAGAGCGTCATCCGTCATCACCATAACTTCGTAGTTGGTGTTTTTGGGACCAAAGTACATTCCCTCCTCAACCATGAGGAGTCCGGGCTGAAGCACACTGCTCGGCATTATTACTTGTAAGTGAGATTTTTATTAGTCCAGGCTTCGCTCTCTACTTCCCGTTGCCGCCACGGAGCTGGACACGCTCTGGTCCACGAGCATATGGACCATCTGGATTGCATGATGCTGGGTCATCGCGACACATCGGTGCAAATGGTTTTCCGAATGCGGCGTTTGTGAATGCCGCCTGGTCGTTCGGCCACGCCGACGCAGCTGTTGTGTAGAAATTACGCTCGGCGTCGCGTTTACGCTCGAACGGGTGAATCGCGTTCCATTCATTCTGAACCTCCTGCTTCATCGATGGATACCACGGCGCCTGCTGTGCGTAGCTCGGGTCATCGCCGAGCAGATAATTTGCCATGGGATTGTCGCGCGTGGGTATGCGTAGACCGCTCATCACCTTTGGACCAGTAGTCACAGAACGCTTTCCATCTGGAATCATGTTCATGCTGTACAGTACATAAAGAGCAGCAATGACAAGAGCACCGAGCGCAACGATGCGAGCATCGCGGCGGATAAGATACGTGAGCACGACGGCGTACACAATGAAACGAGTCGTTGCGAGCACTCTCTCCTCGGCCGTCTGACGACTGCTGGGCCAAAAATCAAGGAGTTCATCTTTTGCTATGAGTTGGCGCAGATCAATGGTCATCTTCTTCTAATGTACTGACATATTTTTTACACAAGTGGACCTCCCTTACCACCCTTCAGCAGAGACGACATCAGGCCGTTCATGCTGTTCATCAGCGCCGCCTCATCGATGGTACCATCGGGAGCGGTTGCCGTATCCTGAAGCTGGCTGGCACACTTCTGCGCAACAGACTCGATCATGTTCAGCGTCTCGGCTGGGAGCGATGAGATGGTCGTACCGAGAATGTACAGCGTCTGGAGATACTGCCAAATGGCATTCTTCGTCGCCTCAGACAGCTCAGAGTTCCACAGACGAGGAATGTCCAGGTCGTTCAGGAATGGCACCTCTGATGCGTGCGTCGTAAAAAACTCCTCATCCTTCTGCATCAGGTGATTCGCAAAAGGACCAACCGTATCCATAAACTCCTTCATGGGCTTCTTCGGGTTCGCCTTGCGCAGAAGCACAAACGTGTTCTGGTACTTTACCAGCTTCTTCTCAGTGGGAAACGTGAGAACAAGCTCGTCAAGAAACTGCTGCATCATGTCGTTGAAAGCGTTGGTGGTGGTCGCCATTGTTGAACTATACGTCGACTACTTTAAGTCACTGTGGACAGGGGGAAAAGGTAAACCTGTTGGATTTAAGCCCTGAAAGGCGTGGTTGAAAGTGATTCCTGGTGTCCGTTCCCCTGATGAACGATGATGTATACGAGCAACCCGACGAGGAATGCCGGTTTGAAATACGCCGAGTTGGGAAGCGCCTTTTCGTTGTTCAGTGACGAGCGAATGTGAATGTAAGCAGCAGTCGCTATCCCAGCGATCAGTGCAGCGCTCATAGGCTCACGAAAATAGTGATCAGCCATCTAGTATTGTTTAAGATTTTTAGTCCAAGTCGCGAAGCGACTTGGTTGCCCACGAGGACATTATTGCCACCTGAAGGTGGCAATGGGTTTTTACTTATCCGGTGCGTCGTCAAACAAAGTCTCATGGTGAACCTTGACTGGAACCTGCTTCGTAGGACCCTCTGGTACTGCTGGTGTGCCCGGCTCGGCTGTTCCAGGCTCTGGCATTGCCGTCCCAGGCTCTGGCGCAGGCGTACCAGCCTCTTCTTGCGCTGCGGGTGTCCCAGCCTCTGGTGCACCCGGCAACGGCGTTGCAACCTGTGGCGACTCGTCTTCCTCGTTCATCTCTGGGTCAGTGGGGTCGGTTGGGTCCTGGTTGGCCCCACCCATATCGAGGTCACCTGTAAAGTTGGGTATGTACGTATCGAGGATCTGTTGTACCGGAATAAAATCATCAACAACCTCCTTAATCAGTTCGTTGAAACGATGTGCCATTTTGATGCGACGATCCTGATCGGACATTTTATCAACAACGACGTACGGATCCTCATACAGGCTCTTGGCGGCGGCAATGTAGCACGAATGAACAAACACGTCATTGGACGGAAGCTTGATGTTAATCTTTTTCGAGTCTGCTGAAATGCGCACTGCGGACATGATCTTGACTGAAATGACAAACACAGCGGCGAGCAAGTTGGGAAACATCGAGCAGGACTTGATGATGGCGTCCGCGTGCTGCTTCACAATCGTATTGTTCCAGTGGGGCACCTCCTGGAGCAGCGTCTGGTAGTGAATCAAAGTCTGGCGACCCTTGGATACCTCGATAGCTTTTTTGTACATGTCGTAAAAAGCATCAATCATCACGGGAGTCATGGCGTTGCACAGCTTGATCATAAACTTGCGTTCAGCCTCAACGAGGATGGCTGTCGAGTCCATTGATGTTAACGGGTTTATTTTTTCCCACGTAATTTCGCAGCCGTCTTTTGCAGATTGGCAAGCGACGGAAGTGCAATACTCCGAGTCGATTCTTCTTCAGCAGAGTGATCAATGACGACAGGTCCCTTGGGTTTTGTGTCACCCCAACTGACGCCGAGTGTACCCTGTGCCACCTTGATCACCTTGTAGCCCAGTCGTCCCAACTGACGCTGAATGTACACTGTCGTACTGTCAATGTCGTACGCAGGGTACCCAATCGTAAATGGCGGAATTGTCAAAAATAACGAACGTTCTCCAAGTTCTGACGCAGATTTGATTTTGCGACAGAGCTGTTCGAGAATAGCCTTGTAGGTTGCCTTGCGAACCTCAAGTCGTTTGTGCTCTCTCTCAGCAAGATTTTGTGCTGATATCATTCCTACTTAACGTCTAGAAACAACGGTACCATTCTGCGCCGCAGCGTTGGCATTGTCTCTCTCAGACTGGCGCATCTGCTCCAGCCAAATGTCAAGCTTGCCCTGGTAGCCGGGGACCTGTGTCTTCAGATCCGCAAACTGTTTGTCCAGGACAACCTGCGTGTCCTCGAATGTGGTGTACGAATCACTGGGACCGAACGGCTCGAAAACATCAGCAGCGCCGATGCCGGGCTGTGGCTGCTCGGACATTTCCAGGATGTTCCCATCACCGTCAGCCTTGATGTCATACTGGACACCAAAGTAACCGCGGGTGTTGACAAACATGATACGGGCATCATACATTGCCGACCCCTGGTCGCCCTGCATTGAGTTGATGTAAATGGTCTGAACTGGGTACACGTCAGGGTTCTTCGCCTGAATGGCATTGATGATGGTCTGGATAGTTGCCGGTGCCACTGGCTTCCGGTCACTGACGTTTACGAACGCCTCGCCGTTCATGAAAACACCGCGATTCCACAGCAAAAATCCCAAAATTGCCAGAAGGAGGAATACAATAACGTCCTTCATATTATTAACAGGCGAGAAAAAAGTCCTTTCCGTGGAAAGTCCTTTCCTCTGTGGTGGAAAGTCCGCTGCGTCGTCTTGCTGGGTACAAAAAGTTATCCAGTAGTAGGTCATGGCCACTTTGGTCTATAGCGACAAGTGTCCATATTGTTCTCAGGTGATTCAGGAGATTCGGGAGAACCCAGCTCTCGTCCACATGATCCGGTTCCATAACGTGTCCACTCAGGGCGTTCCCTCGAAACAAATTACACGTGTACCCACACTGGTGACGAACGACGGCCACCTGCTCGTCGGAAACGATGTCCGTAAGTGGATCGAGTCTATGAAACCCGAAGAACGGGTCGAAGAGTTTGACCAGACGGTTCTGTCAGGCGCCATGCTCGACGATACACACGATAATGACGCAGGAAACTATTTTGACATTGAACATTTCAACATGCCCCTGGCGCCTCCTATGACACGTGAGCTCGAAGAGAAGGTGAACAGAAAGGTAACTGATGCATACCAGAAGGGTATAAAGTGAGTCTGCGTTTTATGGGTATGGTTCGTCTCAAGACGATTCAGGCGAGTGCCTTTCGAACCGTCTTTGAGGTGCTCAAAGATATCATCAATGATGTCAATCTCGTGTTTCGCCCAGAGGGACTCATCGTCGTCACACTCGACACGGCACGCGTGACGCTCGTCCACCTCGTCATGCCGGCAGAAAACTTTGAAGAATACCACTGTGAAGGGGAACACACGGCTGGTCTCAATGTGTCAAACACGTACAAGCTGCTCAAGTCTGTGACCAACGCGGATACACTGAGTATGTCGATTGACGATTCATACCTCCTGCACATTCACATTGAGAATGCAGCGAAAAAGTCGTCGACGTCATTTGAGTTTAAGCTTCTGGATATCAATGATGACATGTTGTCTGTGCCCGAGATTGAGATGAACGTCCTGACGACCATCCCGAGCGTCGATTTCCAACGCGTGACACGTGACATGAACAACTTGGCACAGGACATTCGAATCACACGTAAAAAGAATACACTCGAGCTTGAGTGCGAGGGGGGGTTTGCAAACCAAAAGACTATTCTCGAGTGCGTCGAGCCCGGAAAGGACAAGGCACTCGGAAATGTGTTTTCGCTCAAGTACATCAACATGTTTACACGGGCGACGAGTCTGTGTTCGAGTGTCCAGCTCATGCAGCACGACGATGACGATAACATGCCAATCGTGTTTCGGTATACAGTTGCAAACCTCGGTGAACTCAAGTTTTACTTGGCACCAAAGGTTGAGTAGACATCTGACCGAGAACGTCCTGAATACAAACTATACCGGAAACTTTTTTTATGAGAATCCATTTGATTCCCACGGAGATTCTCAACCCTCCTGAGAATGAGATTGTCACGTGCGGTCGAGGGGCGTACACGTCAAAAGATACGGGGGATTGCGTTGGGCCTGAATGACGCCGGACAACTTCCGTACACACCGTAGGTTTCCTGTCTTCGTCGTCAATGAAAATGGCACTGTGCACTGGAACTGAAAAACGAGGGACGATGTTCTGGATAGGCCAACGTCCGATGTGCGTGTACAGTTGACCGCCAAAGTAGTACTCGACGTGTCCGTGTTCGCCTGGCTTGAATGTGTCAACCGGAATCAACTCATTTCCGTCGTGTCTGAACATTTGATGCACCTGGAAATTCTTGGGTCTACATTGTTCGATGAGATTTAGGACCCACATGATGTAACTAAAAGAAAACGATATAATAAAAAGAATGGAAGGACGCTACCAAGAACGCCTTGCAGAATTTCAAAAAAGAATATCTAAAGGAGAATCGGCTGCACAACAAGAGATGTATGATTACATGGCTGAATGCATTCCTTTATTGATGGAGTTTGAATCCGCCGGGGGAAAGAAGAAGGATGTGTACGAAAAGTACATGGCGTCAGTCGAAGGAAATCACATCACACCTATGCAAAAGAAAAACCCCGGGTACCTACCAAAATGCAAGGGGTGTGGGTCAATAGAACATACACTCGATGACATGACCAGTGATATGATATGTCTCAAATGCGGATTGACAGATTACGTGCAATGTCAAGAAGTTGGGTTCAAGGAGGAGCAGGACATGGAACGCCATGTCGTCTATTCGTACCGGCGTGAAAACCATTTCAACGAATGGGTCAATCAATTCCAAGCAAAAGAGTACACGAGTGTCCCACAAGAACTCATTGAGCAATTACAGCTCGAAGTGAAAAAGCAACGCATCAAAGACAAGTTAGATTTGACACACCGCAAGGTGCGCGAAATGCTCAAGAAAATCCACATGAATAAATACTACGAACACGCACCCTACATCACAACGATTCTCAACGGGGTGAAACCGCCAGCCATGCCTCAAGCCTTGGAAGACCGTCTTCGACTCATGTTTGGGCAGATTCAAAAGCCTTTTGAGAAACATTGTCCTGAAAACCGTAAAAACTTTTTGAGTTACAGCTACGTTCTGTACAAGTTTTGTGAACTCCTCGGTGAAGATGAATACCTGCCATGTTTTCCGTTGCTCAAGTCCAAAGAAAAGCTGTACCGGCACGACATTATATGGAAGAAAATTACTGCAGACCTTGGATGGCAATGGATAGCTACTTGCTGAACTACCATCCCAAATAGAAAACGCTGATGTACCAGCCTACTTTTCTTTCTTCACTGGCTTTACCGGAAACCACCAATCGATAATCTCACACGCTCGAATGGTCATATAGTACATAAGGTACATGATCCGCGTTGACATCTTCGTCTCTGAATCACGTACCATGGTAGCCGTCGCCTTTTTCATCTCTGGCGCAAACATTTGAGTTTAAAATGTCCACTGGTTTTAAATGATGAAACGTATTGCGACTTTTCTGGGCCTGAAACCCAAGCCTAAGAAGCCCAAATCCAAACCTAAAAAGACTGCAAATAACATTGAGAAAAAGTTTAAGAAACTTGTAAAAAATGGATACTCAAAGCCTCAAGCGCGTTACTACTCTACAATGTAGTAAGGTCCTCCACCTCGAGGTCACTCCCCGAGTTGGGAAAGTTAATCAGGACAGCTTCAGACAGACCCAAAAGTCTCATATACATACGTGTCTGAACACGGTGTTCATCTTTTAGGGTTTTGACAGATTTCAATTCAACAATGACACGTGAATCCACTATAAGGTCGGCACGAATGTTTCCAATTGCATGTTCATCAAACATGATTGGAACGATTCGCTCCGTTTGATACGGGACTCCGAGGTTCCTGAGTCCTACTTCCATTGCGTTGTGGTAGACGCGTTCGGAAAACCCTGGTCCGAGGGATTGCCATACCCGGATTGCAACTGAACGTACACGATCCTTCATACTGCAGTGTCAGTGGGTGGAGGGTTTAGGTTAAAAATAGGCATACTTCCCTGCTGGATGTTCTCGCCGCCGGAACGCTTGTAAAAACGCTTCTCGAGGATGGGACTTCCGCGGTATACAACAGGAAACATCATACCGTCAAACTTTGACACGTCGAGCGTCGCCTGAATCGATGCAATGATTTGTACCGGAAATACGTCACCAGGCTTGAGCTCAAAAATCCAGTCGTTCTTTGCCGCCTCCTCGCCGTCGACAATCTCATCTTCGGGTGCCACGATACGCTTGAGCTGGTCTGCAAGCTCGGTCGTTACAAAACTCACAGGTACGACATCTACGTCAGACGGGCCGTTGGTGATACGAGCACGGTCGAGCCAATACTGCAGCATTCCTACTGTTTCTTTTAATCTTGGTTTTAAGTCCTCGCGGCGCTGTCCAACGGACAGTTATTTAATCTTGGTTTTTATGTAGATGGAGACGACGTTGTACGTCGATTCAAGACAGAGAGATGTGAAGTTATACCCGTCAGGGAATTCGTACACGTTGTTTCTTCAGTCGCCTGTTCATAACATAAGTCAGATTGATCTGATTTCCGCCAAAATTCCAAACACAATGTACAACTTGACGACGAGTTCAAACGTACTCAAATTCGATTCATTGTTTGGTTCATCCAATGTTGCACTCAACCCAGGTTTTTACTCGACTGACTCACTTGTAAGCACGTTCAATAACAGTCAACAAGTTTCGAATGTCGCACTCAGTTACCTGGAAGCCGAGGGGAAGTTTATATTTACAGGCAATTTGACATCAGTAACGACCCTGACACAGGAAAATGCAGAGATCCTCGGTCTGCCACTTGGTACGACGGCATCAAGACCCATCGCCACAAACGCCGTCTACAACGGACTCT